ATGGTGTACTTGGAATCCATGCTTCCTTGCCATCTATATCAAGCTTGTACCATCCTGGAATTACATCTACCGCTGTTATATTATCACCTCTATTAAACTTCTTAACTGGTACCAATGTATCTATATTATATGCCCATGAAGGATAATCCATTTGAAGTCTTTGCCTATATGGTTCCACTTTATTTTCCTCCCTTTGAATTGCATCATCTTTAAACTGCACATTATAAAATCTGCAAATAGCTTTTGCTAATGCTCTTGCTTGTCTTTTTAATTTATCTTCTGTATTAAATTTCTGTACATCTACAATATTATCTATATAACCAAATTCAGAAATAATAGACGACATATTAGTATTCCTGATAACTGCATAATAATCTGCCGTTCCTTTTGAATTTTTTCTGCCATAAATCCCATTCCCATGAGGTACCTGCCCTATATTCCTATATTCTTCAACTACAATCTGAGCCATCTTTTGGCTATTACCTGGATGTATTGAATGAATTACTTCATATCCAATTCCACCACCAGCATTATGATGAACACTTATGAAGAAATCAGCACCCCATCTATTAGCCATTTGGCATCTTTCATTTAAATCATAAAATCTATCATCAATCCTTGTCATTCCTACAATAAATCCATTTTTTTCAAGTAGTCTTTTTAGTTCTAAAGATACGGTTAAATTAAGATTTTTTTCTATCAAACCATTTGCACAAGCACCGCCATCTTTCCCACCGTGCCCTGCATCAATCCAAATTTTCGGCACAATCATCACTTCCTATACTTATCATTATTTGATTAACCCACGTTGAGCTGCATAGAAAAAGAAACCTATATAGCCACCTATTTGTAAGCCAATAAACCATCTCATAGTTGTATTTAAACTTTTAACAATTTCACACAAATTTTGTGTCTGCGTTTTAGATTCTCTCCCATCCTGTTCCATCTTACCAATTCTTCCACCATATTCCTTGAGAGTTTCTCCCTGTTCTTTAAATTTTTCATCTATTTGTCTATGCTTCTGTTCACAAAGTTTTTCATTATATTCGCTCATGACACACCTCCCAGCAAAAATATTAAAGGGAGTAGCATTTTACTACTCCCCGATGTGACGTATAATTACCCTATTATGCAACATAATCCTGCCCTGTTATCTCTTTAAACTGGTTTGATGTAATTTTACCCTTTGCCACAAAAATCTTAACCTGTGCAACTGTATAATACCCGGCCTTGTAATAATCTCCTACAGTTTTATACCAATCCATACTACATCAGCCCCTTTTCTACTAAGACTAAGAGCATTTGAGCATTTTGAGCTTCTAATTGTGCAATTTTTTCATTTTCATTTAGTGGCCTATCAACATAGTCATAATAGGCTTGTTTTGTTACCGGGTTTACATATAACATTAACTTCTTACCGGTTACCTCGTTAGGTCTTTCAGGTAAATTTGTTTCAGTAGTTTCAACGGCAACTGAGCCGCTAATATAAGCTCCTTGCACTTCGATTTTTTCTTCAGTAATCTTTTTTCCTATTAGAATCATATATTATCCCTCCAATTTATTTACCAAATAATTATTACTCTGCCATTTTGACCATTTCCACCTACATAGCCTCCATTTTGTCCACCGTTTCCTCCCTTACCATAGCCATTTTCTCCAGTACCGCCTACGCCTCCATATGACGCATTTATTCCATCTGCTTTATCACCTTTATTTCCATTTCCACCGTAGCCATATCCTACACCGCCACTACCACCAGGGTTCCCTGTTGGTGCTTTACCTCCATAGCAGGTATAACTTGATACGGTTGTATTCCCTCCATCATTAGCACTACTTGTTTGAGTACCATTGCCTCCAGTGCCAACTATTATCGGTATGATTTGTCCTGGGGTTACATCTATTGTAGTGATTAAGCTACCTCCACCACCACCGCCTGCATAACCACTGCCACCGCCACCGCCTGCTACGCCAATAGCGGATAACTGTTTAACACCATTAGGTACAGTGAAATTATATGTTCCTGGAATTGTATATGTCTGTAATCCATGCACAACATTTTTACCTATAAGCCCATGAAGCATTAAATCTTCCATCATGATGTCACCTCGCTTGTAATATCATCACCTGTATATGTCAAAGCATATGTTTTTGTTAATGCTACCGTTGTACCATCTGCTTTATAATAAGTGACTGTTCGGACTGTATATTTAGGTGATGTGCCACCGCTTAAAACAGATTTTTTTGCAAGGGTGCCATCAGAGCGTTTCCATTGTAATTCTGTGTATAGTCCGTTAGCATCATTCGATAAACGATACATGCTTAACACTTCGCCATGCGCCGCAATATCGGACTTATGTGCATTAAGTGCATCACTTACACCCTTCACTGTTTCAGTAGTCCGCCCAGTTCCGGCAAGTTCATTTATCTTATTCAAAAGATTCCCAGCTGCATCTTCGCCTAATGTATTTTTTATTCCAGCGAACCAGCTATTAAATCCGTCCGTAAATTGATTAAACAATGTTTTCGTGTCAGCGGTTATTAAGCTATCAACTATACCACATAAATCTTGGTTTTGCCGCTGGTCTGCTATATTTGCCTGAGTAATACTTGTTGCACCGGCATTTATTGCTATATCAGCAAGAGCCAAATCATACCCATCCGCATTACGTTCAATCGTTGGCGCTGTAGGAAAGCTTGCTATTACTCCCTTTAAAACTTTTACATTTATTGTCCTGCCTGTGGTATCTAAATGTACTGCAATCCTGTCAATCCTATTTAATGTTCCATCCGCAGTTTCTATTGTAAAAGTAGTATCGGCATCAAGATAATAAAAATACCCATTTATCCATGCCGAGCCAGCCTTTACAATTATGCTCATGTCGTTATTACCACTTGCGAACACCTGCAGATTTGTACTTGGATCCGGAAAAATACCATTCGATATAAAAGAACTAAAATATTTTGCAAAATCTTCAGCTTTATAAAGCCTGTCACCAGAAACACTATTAAAAAAACTTGAATGTTCTGCCATGCTATCACCTCACTATCCTTTTTGTCGCACGTTTGAATATGGTTAGTAAATTAGGAACTGATGCTCCAACTGTAACTTCAAGATTATTATTGCCAAGTTCATATATTTCCTTAAGTTCTGTTATCTGTGCATCCATTTGGATCCCCCAGCGTCTTGAGACAACCGTTACAGTATCACCCAAATCATAATCCGTCTTATAAATAAAAGAAACATCCGGAATAATTTGAAACTCAAATGTTTTTACTTCTGCCATTTCTGAAAGTTTTTGAGAGCCTTGCGTTGTTAATTCCGTCACATCTGCTGCATTGCTGCAATCAATAAATGTTTCCTGCCTCTGCAGTCCGATACCAGAGCCAACCTTTTGCATAAGCCTATTATTATCGTCTCCCTGTCCGCCGCAATAACCTACATTTGCACTGTTTAAAATATCCTGGATAAAATGTTCAGCCTTGATGTTATCGAAGTCAGCACTAAAAATAACCGGGTTTAAACTCGATTGATTTATGCTGTAGTTCTTGCCTTGATACACATCAAATATGAATTGTTTGTCTGATATACTAAATAGTATATCCCATCCCAATTTTGCATAAGTTCCTATTGTGTTCATCATATCGGAAAGCACATTATATTTTGCACGCCATGCATCCGTTATGCCTCTTTGCTGATCTGTTGCAATAATTAAATTTGAAATATTTCTATCTGAATCGGAAGCAATTACTATATTATGGCTTACAAATGCTTTCATGATAGTTTCTTGTTTGCCATTCTCACTGTCATATCCATCCGCACCAGTTGGCAGACATAAACGCCTTGACAATAGTCCTTGTAATGTTGTCCCAGTTATAATCAATTCGTCTGTTGTACTACCGTCATCAGCTATTTGATTTTCACGGTGTCCTATTATACCGCCCATATGTGGTACTGATTTATCATCACCTGATTTCAAAAATAGAATCATATTATTTTCCTGCAGATACTCAGTATTATTTTTATTAGCATTAATATGCAATTCAAAATCTCCCACAGAATAAAAACGTCTTACTATCTGCAAGCTTTCATAATTATCTATTATCCCAAGTAAATTGAAGTCTGTATATGAAAAAATCAATATTGCTGCAACCTGTTTAAAATCTGCTGCCACGTCTTACACCCCCATATACTGCGGTAAATAATATATTGAGCACTCCAAATTATTGACATTGGTATCTGCATTATATTTAATCAAATTGTCACCTGGATTAAGTTTCATAAAAGGTAAAGTTGTGTTTACTAAATCTATAAAACCTAAAGCATTTATAACATTTGTGCTTCCTTGAACTGTGTATTCAGCTTTATTATTACCGTAGCTTGTATAAACTGTTATAGTATCGCCTTGTGCTATTGATTTTTTAATTTTTATCTGCTCATGTGTGTTAACATTCATTATTGAAGGATTTACCACGGTAGCAAGTGCAGTAAATACAACTCTCAACCCACATGGTACATCTCCAGGGTTGAAGACATTTATTATCGTGCTTGATTGTCTATGCCCCATTTGTATGCCATCCGCCAGTATTTCAAGAGGAAAACTAAAACCACCTAGCCATTCAGCTATTTCTGATTTACTTTCTTGAGTATCTTTCCAAAATGGATCTGGAGCAAACAACTGAATTTGAAACTCCTGAGCAACGGAATCAGTATTTTTAAATGTTGGACTGTCCTGAGGTATGCAATCAATTTTGTAAGTTCCTGCATCATTTTCATATTTTAATGTGCCAACATATTTGGGATTGAAAACATTACACAACTGTCTACGTTTCTTGTAAGCATCTTCAAGAGAAATGCCTATTATAGCTCCTTCTATTGCTGGACTTTTTTCTTCAAGCAATGTATCATCAACAGTTACACCATCTTGCCCAGGCCCTTTTGACGTTGTTATAGTTATTTTATTTGTACCCGTGCCGGTTATACTAGATAAATAAAAAGGGCCCAAACTATTTAATTCAATACTCTGGCCCTTTGAGTTTGTATACGTTACTTTCTCCATACTTTCACCTGCCTAAGCTAATTGATAAGCTGCTTTTCTAAAGAAGGATTCATCTTGCCGTTTTTCTTCAGATGGTGTTACTTTTGTTGGGCTATTATGCGTAAAATTAAAATTATTTGTAACTGCTGTATTGCTATTATTAGAAACAGTCTTTGAAGTATTTGTATTCGGTATGCTATTTGCTCCTACTGCTGTATTTGCTAACTGCATAGTACTTATTGCGCTATCCCTTGCAGAACTAATTTCAGCAGTTATACTTGAAATCATGCTTTTTATGTTATCTATTGCCGGTTCAAAACCCTCTACCAATCGTTCCCCAAGTGTCTGACCAGCAGCCTTATATTGCTCACCGTAGGAATTTAATAAAGCTACAATTTCATCTTGACTTTTTTGCATAATCATTTTTTCAGCTTCAGCTTCAAGATTTGCGTCAGAAAGCTTTTTACTGTAAAATACCTGTACATCAGTAAGTTGTTTATCAAGGGTATTCTTATTTGCATTGTATATTTGATTAATATTATCTATCTGAGCTTTTTTATCCTGCTCCATCAAAGCTTTTTGCTTGTCATAATACTTTTTATTATCCTGTAATCTTTTATTTAAATTAGCTTTTCTTACAGAATATATATCTTCAACATTTTGTTTTTGTTTATCTGCATCAGTTTTAATAGCTTCTTCTTGAGTTCGTAAAGCTGCCTTTTTATCCTCAATAGCTTCTTTATTGAGTTCTTTTTTATATTCAGCCTGGGTAGCTTTTAATTGTTTTTTAAGCTCTTCAGTATTATAGCCATTATGGCTATATTCAATTTGAGACTGCAGATCTAATATCTTATCCTCATATTCCTTATGCTTATCTGCCTTATCCTCTGCCGCAGCTTGTTCATCCAGTGCATCCTCTTGAGCCTTTAGCGCTGCTATTTTTGCATTAGATACATTTTCAATATTCCTTATGCTTTCATCTTTCCAATTGCCGAGTTCATCAACTTCAGCCTGTAATGCTTCTTCTGTAGCTTTTTGGTCTTCTTCAAGCCTTTTCTTCTTTTCATCAAATACAGAATTTATAGCATCCTCAGACTTCGTTCTCCAATCTTCCCAGTAATGAATTTGATTATTAATACTATCCTCCGCTTTTTTTTCTTCTTCGGTATACTTCGATTTTAATGCATTTTTTATCTGCTCATTTAAACTATTTACACTATCGACGAAACTTTTTCTATTCTGCAGTTCCTGTTGCAATTCCTCTTTTGACATTTTGCCAATACGCTGTATTTGTTCAATCTCTTTATCAGCCTGATCCTTACGAAGTTGGATTTCATCTTTTATCATCTGCTTCTTTTGATTATATTCATCTTGGATAGTATAACGCTTACTACCCTTTACACCTCTTAAAGCTTTTGCTTCCTGCTCTGATAAGTTGTTAAGCTGTGTGTTCAAATCTTTTACTACTTTGGTAGTATTATCTTTGATTTTAGATATTTCAGTTGAAACAGCATCTGCAACTTTCTTTACTGAAGTTTTAACATCATCAGTGCCATAATTTAAAATATCACTAATTGTTTGCATAAAATCAACATCTTTTATACCTTCAGCTATACCAAGACTAATATTTTTACCAACTTCATCTCTGAATACAGTTGAAGGAGAATGTATTCCAAACATTGCCTTAAAGCCTTTTAATATATCGCTTCCAATGGCTTTAACTGTGTTAAGTAATCCACCAGCAGCCGCTTTTAACCCTTCCCCAATGCCTTGTATTATAGATTTACCTAATCCTGCCCAGTCAGCAGACTTTAAGCCATTCCATATAGCCTTTACAATAGATGGTATTGCCGCGATGAGTTGAGGTGTTGCCTGTGCTAAACCTTGTATTAATGCAACAATAATCTGTATTCCAGCCTGAATTATAGACGGTAAATTTTGTATTATAACTTTTATAATTTCTTCAATTACCTTAACTATTGTATCAACTATTTTATCCATATTATTCGCAATGCCTTGGATCAAAGCTACAAGTATATTTAACCCTGCTTGTACTATTGTTGGGAGATTATCCACTATTGCAATTACAATAGTTTGGATTAGCTGTATTACAACTGGAATAAGTCTTGGAAGATTATCAGCAATCCCATTTACCAGGGTTGTAATTATTTGAACTGCTCCTTTAATAATGGCAGGTGCATTGGTGATAATCGCTTCTAAAAGGGTCTGGACTAATATTGCACCCTCATTAATCAGTTCAGGTAATTTTGCTGTAATCCCATTCACGAATTGTGTTATTATTTCTGGCCCTTTAGTAATTGCTGTTTGGGCAAATTTATCAATTTGTTCTCCAAATTTTTCTTGTGCAACTCCAAGCCCTGTAAGTAATATGCCTACAAGGGCGGTAGGACCAATAAACTTAAATGTCAAATCCATTACATGCTTAAGCCCACCAATTGTTTTATTGCCAAGGTCACTGAACGCGGCTATAATACCTGGACCTTCAGCACTAATTAAACCGCTTATTTTGCCCAATGGATCTGTAATAGCAGACGGTAATTTACCAAATACTTTACTGGCTGTTTTCCCTATAATATTAAACTTTGAAACAGCTCCATTTTTTAATGCGTCAAAAGCATAAAGTCCTTTTATCCGTAACGTATCAAATGCACTTCCAAGCTTTTTAAATATCGTTAAGTTCCCGAACTTTGAGAATATACTTGATGCTGATTTCCCAAGATTTTTAAATGATGAAATACCATTCACGCTGAATTTAGTTACTGCTTCTTTAGCTTTACCTATACTTTTTTCAAATTTGCCTGCACCTTCTGTGAGCTTACCCATAATTTTTATGCCGGGACCAAGAACTGCCAATGCCGCTCCAATTCCAAGAATAGTTTTTATTTGTTTAGGAGTAAGTTTACCTATAGCATTTGCTATATTATTAATTGTTTTGCCAAGTACAACACTTTCATTTTTACCATTTAAAGCATTGTTCAAAGCCGTGCCAAATTCATTTAACTTTTTTGTTCCATCCATTATAACAGGTAAAAACTTACTACCTAAAGTGCTTACTAATGTTTCAAGGTTTAGCTTTGCCACCCTTGCTTGATTGGCAAAACTATCATTCAAAGTACGCCCAAAGTCGCCTTGAGCATCTTTAGTAACACTTAGAAGGTAATTATACCTTAAGGTTGTTTGCTCTGCCTGTGACATATCTTTATATGATTTTTTAATCCCTTGAGACATTGCGTAAGCTTCTAAATTCACGACAGACATATTAATACCTAACTGTTTTAAAGGTTCAGTTTCTCCTGAAATTCCACTTCTTATCTTTTCCCACATATCGGAAGTACTTATATTATAAAAAGAGCTCATATCGCCTGTAAGTTGAACTAAATTTTTAGACATATTTGCAGCAGCCTTCTCTGAAACTCCGGAAGACTTAAGCATAGCCCCCATAAATCCAACCCATTGACTGCTTGCTGTTTTACTTATTCCTGCTGATTTTGCTGTTGTATTTGTCCACGCTTCAATGGCTTTGGCAGATTTTTTAAATGTATTTTCAACTACATTTTGTGCTTCATATAAATCAGATGATTTGTCTGCAAATTTTATAGCTGCCCCGGTTGCTGCCCCAATAGGAAGAGTAAGATGCGTAAATAAACTTTTGCCTAAACTTGATAATCCAGCGCCAAAGGACTCCGTTTTCTTCCCTAATTGTGTTAGTTTAGACTCTATTTCCTCTGCTTTTTTAGTTACAGAATCTAACTTATTTTCTACACCGTCATCTTTTAAAAGTATTCTCCCAAATATACTGAATAACTCCACTACTTACACCCTCCTTTCTTCCATGCTTCTATGATTCTATCTGATTGCTCAAATATCTCTTTTTTTGTTTTAGCTTTAGGCTTAACTGGAATTCTTGCAGGCTTTAGCAATTCATTTTTATATTCTTCGAATCCAATAAATGTTTTATCATCCATCCTTGCGTAATCTACAAGCCATCTTTGCCATAACTTATTATCAAGTTCTTTTTTATACGCTTTTTGAATAAGCTCGAATCCTATTTCAAAATCTAAATCCAAAATAGATGAATTATATCTGCTTAAAATTAAATCCAAGCAGTCAACATCATCTACTTGGATGCTGTTGATAAAAAACTTTCAAAACCTTCCTGATTGAATAATTCTTGTACAAGGTTCATAAAGTTCTTTAATTCCATATTTTCAATGTCAGTTGCACTCTTGCCAGTAAGATCTCCAAAAAATTTATATATCTCTTTTTCTGCAGCACCTATATTTTCAACGAAAAGCATTGCAAGGTCTATTTCCATACTCTGTTCAGCTTTTTTCTTTTCTTCCGATGTAGCTCCCGTTATATCTTTAGCTAATACTTTTATTTCATCTTTTATATTCATTTTCTTTAAAATTCTGCTTAAACTGAATAAATCCGATGTTTTTAACTTTCTCATTATTATTCCTCCTTAAAATAATTAAGGTGCTCAATTAAGAGCACCTATAAATTAGCTGTTTTGAACACTTGTAGTTGCAATATTATCTAATGTCACGCCTGCGGCAGATTGTACCTGCTTAGTAACATCAATCGGCTTAGCATAAGCAATTGTAACACCCTGGCCTGTTGTTGGAGCAGTAGTAAGTGTTAATTCAATTGTCTTTGTATCTGTACCTCTTGCGGCAGCTGTTATTATATCAGCACTTCCAGCAACCTTTACCGTAAAGCCATCAAGCGGCACTGTAGCGGCAACAGTATCACTCATTGTTAATATTATTTTGTTTGCAGATACTGCTGCACTATTCATTACAAATGCAACCATATCAGTTAACTTCGGATAATAAATCTTATATGGTAATGCTTGCGGAGTTGTTGGATCAGCATGGCCTGT